TTTTGATGTTTTTAGAATTTGATTAATCTGCCCTTGTAATTCTTCTTCATCACTAGAAGGCACAATCCACGCGCCATGTAAAACACCAGCATTATATGATGCTAAACAAGCAATATATATTTGCGGTTGTGTATCTTTATTTTCTTTTGTATTTGTATTTATCATAATTAAACCCCCTTTAATTGTATTCGTAATGTTTAATATCTTTTATTGATTCCAGCGACAATATATTACATAAGTTTTCTATGTCTATATCAGCAATAATTTCAATAATATCTAAATGAATATACAACCAATTATGCAGCATATATAAAATATGTTTATTCTTGATATTAATATAGCCTTGACATTTATATATTGTTTTATCTTTTAATATTCTTTTCATTGTTAAAACCTCCTATTTATTAAAATGTTCTAAATATATAATTAAACCAATTCCAGAAAACATTAAACCTAATCCAAAACCAACTACCAAACCAGTAATGTATAAACTAATCATTTTCAATCTCAATATTTGCAGTTATTTGTATTTTATCTCTTGTTGTTCTATGCATAAAAGTATGCCTATTATCATTAGAAAACATATACATCCATCCATCCTTAATATTGTATTTAGGCTGTACTATGTCGCAAATATCAAATACTTTCTTAAATTCACTTATATAATGTATCATTGTTTTATCCTCTTATTATTTAACTTACACCTAGATAATACTATATATAACTATTATTGCAAGTTATTTGTTTGATCTATTACTTATAATGGGATTATCAAGGGTAAAAATATAACCCCCTACAAATATGATTACAAACAACACCAATACACAAATAAACAAGGCATAAACCAAACATATCTATATTAGCAATCGCTTATACTATCATATATGTAATAAAATCAATGACTTATATATTATTATTTATTCGCATAATCGTTATTATGTTAAATTATACGGCTTATACTATCATTTTTCTGCAATCGACCTTTTGGGGGGTGCCGTCACCCCTTACGTATATCCCTTTGACACAAAATTTTTGTGATTTTTGGTAAAAACAATTATATACTCAGTTTATGGCAAAAACATTATCATTGCGTGAAGCTAAAGAGATATTAAAATCTCCAAACGATGTTAAAAGGCAGGCAGTAGAACAAGAGCTAGCAGCTATTGGTTCGTCTGAATTGACAGATGTTTTACAATGGGATAGCAACGGACACACAACTATGCTTGCATCTGATGAATTAAGCGAAAAAGCAAAACGTGGTATTAAAAAAATGAAGGTAACACCTACACAGTATGGCAATCAATTAGAAATTGAAATGTACGACAAGATAGCAGCACTTCGTTTATTAGCAAAACACTATGGTATGTTGAACGTAGACACAGCACAAAACAGACCATCGGTATTAGGTATTAACATATCAGGACCTGAAACGGTATATGACATTAAAGAGAAACAGCCAGAAAAAACCAAGGACAAAAAAACCAAAGACTAAAATTACTTTAGTGGTATGGTATGATGCTGTAGCAGAAACAGGATGGGTGAATAAAGAAGATGCAGCAAACAATTCTAAACTTGATCGGTGTGTATCAGTAGGATTTTTAGTTGACAAAAATTCTGAAAGAATATTATTAGCTTGTACTAATTCTGGAAACGAATACAATGCAATGATAAACATTCCCAATACGTGGATTGAAACGATACAGGAATATAATTTATAATGGCAAGAGTTACAGGCAGTAAAGACATATCAAAGCGCAGAACGAACCAACATCAACAATCTGATGTAACCGCATTGAATCTGGATTTTAGCAAAAGTCCTACCGTATGGAAATTTTTAAACGATAGTTCTTTTGTGCGTGGACTAATGGGTCCAGTAGGTTCTGGTAAATCTTATGCTTGTGCATCTGAGATAATGTTGCGTGCATTACAACAACCAGTATCACCACTGGACAACACTCGCCACAATCGTTTTGTTGTAGTACGTAACTCTTATCCAGAGCTTAGAACTACCACGATTAAAACGTGGTTAGAAATATTTGACGAAGCAACGTGGGGTCAAATGCGTTGGTCACCACCGTTAACACACCATATACAGTTACCGCCAAAAGGGAAGTTAGCAGGTCTTGACATGGAAGTCATTTTTTTAGCACTGGATACACCTAAAGATGTGCGTAAGTTATTGTCATTAGAACTGACAGGTGCTTGGGTGAATGAAGCCAGAGAACTACCGAAAGCGGTAATTGATGGCTTGACGCACAGGGTAGGTCGATTTCCAACCAAAGCACATGGTGGTTGCAATCATCGTTTTATTATTATGGACACCAACCCACCTGATGATGACCATTGGTGGCATCGCCTTGCTGAAAAAGAAAAAATGAAAGGTAAGTATGCGTGGAAGTTTTACAAACAACCAGGTGGCGTTAAAGAAGTTGATGCTAATTATGAGGATGCTATTTACGCAGGTAGCAAATATTGGGCAATCAATGAGAAAGCAGAAAACATTGATAACTTAACTGAAGGCTACTACGAACAAATGTTAGGTGGCAAAAATTTAGATTGGATTCGTTGTTATGCAGGCGGTGAATATGTATTTGTGCAAGAAGGGCGTGCGGTATGGCAAGAATATACGGATAGTTTAATGAGTGAAGAAATAGAATACTTGCCAGAATATCCATTACAAATAGGGCTTGACTTTGGATTAACGCCAGCAGCAGTGTTTGGTCAGCGTTTAGACAACGGTCGTTGGCATATATTGCACGAATTGGTGACGTTTGACATGGGGTTAGAACGATTTACCACACAATTAAAGGTTGAAATTAACAAAATGTTTCCAAATGCTAAGGATATCAAGATTTGGGGTGATCCAGCTGGTAGCAAACGTGATGAAATATTTGAGGTTACTGCGTTTGACCACCTCAAAACACAAGGGATGAACGCCAGACCTACAGTTAGTAATGACTTTAAGGTGCGTAGAGAAGCAGGTGCCATGCCTATGAACCGTTTAATTGCAGGTAAAGCTGGGTTGATTGTCAATAAAAAGTGTTCAATGTTGCGTAAAGCGTTAGCTGGTGGGTATTATTTTAAACGAGAAGCGGTAGGTGCAGGGTATGAACGCTTTAAAGATGTGCCGTTTAAAAATAATTTTTCGCATATTGGGGATGCGTTTGGGTATCTGATGTTGGGTGGAGGAGAGCATCGGATACTCACTCGTAAAAATGCACAAGGCGGTGGGCAACAACAAACGACAGCAAGGATGGACTTTAATGTATTCTAAAGAGATGCGAGGTAAAAGAGGGGTGTCAAAAACCTCGCAAAACCCTATAGGATTAATAGAATTTTACAATAGTTTAAATAATAATGAAAGAATACTTTATCGTGAGTACCAAAACGATGATGCATATTATTTAGATCGTAGAATAGCTGACACGATGTATCACGCAACCTATGATGAAACAGTAGCTAACATTGAAGCATTACAAATGATGGGTCCAGCAATTACAGTTTTGTATGATAATCAAATAGCATCGTGTTTTGGTTTTGCTACCGTATTTCCGTCTGTTGCAGAAGCGTGGTGTTTAGGCAGTAAAATGTTTAATAAACATCCTGTAGCAACGACTAGATCTGCTAAATTTGTATTAAATTACGGAGCAAAATATATGGCATTGCATCGTTTACAAGTAATTGTTCATAACGAGAATCAAGTTGCAAAGAACTGGGCATCTGTATTACAATTCAATTACGAGGGTCTGATGAAACAGTTTGGACATGATAAATCAGATTACGTAATGTATGCTAAATATTATTAGGAGGATCTATGCCAGGCAAAAAAGGTTTATACGCAAACATTAACGCACGTAAGAAAGCAGGCACTAGCCGCCCTAAATCTAAATCAACCATTTCAGATAAAGCCTATGCTAATATGAAAGCTGGTTTTAAGAAAAAAAGGAAATAAATATGGGTGCAGTATTTTCAAAACCAAAAATGCCAGCGCCAGAACCAATTTCACAAGATGTTTTGGATGAGCAACAAAGGCAAAAAGACGAATTAGCGGCAGAAAAAGCACGTACTGAACAAGAACGTCTTGACGAAATGCAAGGCTTACAAAAACGTAAACGTAGTCAGCGTTACGGTGGCAGACGAACTTTGCTATCGCCATTGCGAGAAGATGCTGAAACTGGTATAAAGAAAACAACTTTAGGGTAATGTTATGGCTGAAATAAGATTGCATAGCAAATATGGTAAAGGTAGATTTATAAAAGAAGGTGGTATAGTAACCATTAATGGGGTTAGATACGAAGAAGGCGAAGATGAAAAGACAGGCGAATCTTTGTTACGACCAGTAGCAACCTCAGGTAAATTTATATCTGATGGTTTTGGTCCTGCACCTGGAGATCCTTTCTCAAAATTTTTTGAAAAGGGCGAAGATAGCTTAACAGGCAAAGATGTATATAGACAACGAGGTGCTAGGGTAAGAGCTAGGATGGCTGATGATGAAGAATTAACTTCTTCTGAAAGAGCTGCTGTTCTTAAACCGCCGCCAGTAAGCCAAGCTGCTGCTGACATTTTTAAACAAAAAACGGGTAAAACATTTTTAGGTGACATTGAAAAAGAGCCTGCTCCAGAACCAGAAGTAGAAACACTGGGTAAATCAGAATCAGAATTATCAAGACGAGAAAGATTACGTAGGCGCAGAGATGCTGCGTTTAAATTTGCAGCAATACAAAAACAGGGCGGCAAAGCCCAATCAGGAGTATAATATGCCTTCAGTAACAAATCCAAAAACAGGAAAAATTAGACATTTTAATTATACTGCAAATGGCGTCAAAGCTGCAAAAGAGTATGCTAAAGCTAGTGGTGGTAAATTTAAAATGGGATCTATAAAAGAAAAATTTAAAAAGAAAAAATGAAGCCAACAGTACAGCAAATTAGCAAACGCTATAAATCTGCCAAAGCTAAAAAAGACACATGGGAATCAGTATATGAAGATTGTTACCGTTTTGCTTTGCCAAATCGTAATTTATACGAAGGTTATTATGAAGGTGGTGTTGTTGGGCAAAACAAAATGGCAGACGTGTTTGACTCTACCGCTATAGATTCTACGCAACGATTTGCTAATAGAATACAATCTGGCTTATTTCCGCCACAAACTAATTGGTGTAGATTAGAGCCTGGCAATGACATACCTAACGAACAAAAAGTAGAAGTACAAAGAATTTTAGATATTTATAGCGACAAAATGTTTTCTGTTATACGTAGCAGCAATTTTGATTTAGCTATGGGTGAGTTTTTATTAGATTTAGCAGTTGGTACTGGCGTTATGTTAGTGCAACCTGGTGATGAATTACACCCTATTCGTTTTACCTCAATACCAATGTATTTGGTTTCTTTTGAAGAAGGAGCTTATGGTAAAGTAGAAAATGTTTATCGGAACATAAAATGTAAAGTAGAGCAAATACCAGTGATGTATCCAGACGCAAAATTAAATTCAACTTTACAAGACATGCTAAGAGATAATCCTATCAAAGAAGTAGAATTATTAGAATCAACAATCAAAGATTTAGATAGTGGGTTATACCATTATCAATTATGTTTTTCTAAAGAAAAATATGAGTTATTGCATCGTGAATTAAAATCATCACCTTGGATTATATCAAGATATATGAAAGCAGCAGGCGAAGTACATGGTCGTGGACCATTAACAGTAGCAATACCTGATATAAAAACTTTGAATAAAGTAAAAGAATTGTTATTAAAAAATGCATCACTTGCTATTGCTGGGGTATACACCGCAGCTGACGATGGTGTATTAAATCCTAACACAGTAGTATTAAAACCAGGTGCTATTATACCAGTAGCTAAAAATGGTGGACCGCAAGGTGAAAGTTTAAAACCATTACCTCGTAGTGGGGATCCGCAGTTGTCGCAAATTGTGATTGACCAATTACAAATGTCTATTAAAAAAATATTACTTGATGAATCAATCCCAAGAGATGACATGTCAGCACGTAGTGCGACTGAAATACAACAACGAATACAAGAATTAGCGCAAAATTTAGGTAGTGCTTTTGGTCGACTTATATCAGAAACTATGAATCCTTTGATTAGAAGAACTTTAGCTATTATGGATGAGCAAGGTATGATTGAATTACCTTTAAAAGTAAATGGCTTAGAAATAAAAGTAAAACCAGTTAGTCCGATTGCTATGTCGCAAAATCAAAACGATGTAAGTAATGTATTACAATTTTCACAAATAGCAGCTCAATTAGGTCCAGAAGGAGCTGCGGCAATAAAAACAGGAGAAATTGCTGATTATATTGCTGATAAATTAGGCATTCCAGCAGAGCTTATTAATAATCCAGAAGAACGAGCTGCATTAATGCAAGAAGCAGCCATGATGGCGCAGCAAGCAGCACAACAACAAACCATGATGGAGCAAGGAGAGCAAGCACCACAAGAAAATCAACAAGAATTACCAATGGAGTAATTAAATGAGCTGGGATGAATTAGCATTAACAGACGAACAAGAAATAGATAGCAAAGATTTTGTTGATCCACAAGAATTAAATAGACTTTATTTTAGAGTTTTTAATACTGAGGATGGGCAAAAGGTGTTAAAACACCTAAGAGCCATTACAATCGAACAACCTAGTTTTATTCCAGGGGAATCGGCATCGTATGGTTTTTGTCGTGAAGGGCAGAACTCGATTGTAAGGGAAATTGAAAAACGAGTACAACGAGCAAGAGGGTGATATGGCAGACAATCAGCAAGCAGAATCATTACTAGATGATGGTTTAAACGAGTTAAAAGAAGAACAAGCAGCAGAAGAAGCAGCTAATCCAGAAGTTATTGAAGATGTATTAGTTCCTGATGGACCTGATCCAATAGAGCAAACTGTAGCTACTGAAGAAGAAGATGTTGAATATGAAAAACCTGAATATTTCCCTGAAAAATTTTGGAATGAAACAGACGGTCCAGACATCGAAGGGTTGGTTAATTCATATCGTGAATTAGAAAAAAACTTTTCTCAAGGTAAACACAAAGCACCAGAAAAAGGATATGATATATCTTTTGCAGAACAAAAGGGTATTTCACAAGATGATGAATTATTAACTAAGTTTCAAGGCTGGGCAAAAGAACATGGTGTATCGCAAGCTGCATTTGAAGCATTAGCTAAAGATTATATTGATACTGAGATGGCTAATTTAGAACAATTTGACATAGATATACGTGCAGAAAAAGCTAAATTAGGTCCAGACGCTGATACTGTTATACGTTCTACAGTAGAATGGGTAGATAGCTTACATAAAAAAGGTATTTTAAACGAAACTGAGCTTGATTCATTAAAAATGTCTGCTGGAACAGCTGATGGTGTAAGAGCTTTACAGAAACTTAGACGTTATTATGGTGAAGGTAACATACCTGTAGCACAGCCAACAACTGAAGGTGTACCGACACTAGAAGAATTATATGCTATGGTTGGCACAGATGAATATAAAAATGATGTGTCTTATCGTAATAAAGTGCAAAAATGGTTTAAACAAAGAGTACCTGACAACCCTAACGAAGATTATATAATTTAGTTGCAAAGTATTAGTAACTCATTATAAAATACAAAATAAGGATAACAGCATGCGCTGCCCTTGAATGTCAAAATGACACGAGGTAGGCGTTACCTACAAGTTTGAAGCCCAGCATGGACAACTTCTTGCGTAAAATTTAATTTAATTTTATGGAGTGATATTATGAGTACATCTATTAGTACAAGTTTCGTCACCATCTTTGATGCAGAAGTAAAGCAAGCCTATCAAAATGATAGAGTATTAGCTGGCACAGTGCGTGAAAGAAGTGGCGTACAAGGTAATACTTATAAGTTCAACAAGTTAGGATCAGGTGTAGCAAATTTACATATTCCACAATCTGACGTAACTCCAATGAACTTAACACACACACAAGCAACAGCTACAATGTCTGATTACAATGCAGCAGAATATAGTGATATATTTACAAACGGCAAAGTATTATTTGACGAAAGAGCAGAACTTGTAAAAGCAGTATCAATGGCTGTTGGTCGTAGAATGGACCAATTAGTAATTGATGCATTGGATGGAGCAGGCACATCTTTAACAGTTGCCAACTCTATTGGTGGTTCTACAACTAACTTGAACGTGGACAAAGTATTAGAAGCTAAAAAGTTAATGGACCAACAAGGTGTTCCAGCTGAAGATCGTTACTTCTTATGTCATGCTAATAACATGGCAGCTTTCTTAGACGACAGTGATGTAAAAACTATTGATGTCAACACAACTAAAGCATTAGCTCAAGGAACTGTTGATTCTTTCTTAGGCTTTAAATTCATTATGGTTGGCGATAGAACAGAAGGCGGACTAGCAGTTGATGGTTCATCTGATCGTACATGTTTAGCTTGGCATAAAAATGCTTGTGGTCTTGCTATTAACATGGATAAGAAAACTGAAATTAATTATATTGCTGAGAAATCATCGTTCCTAGTGAACTCTATGTTCTCTGCTGGATCTGTTGGTATTGATACAGCTGGTATAGTTGAAATCACTTGTCGTGAATAACAGGAGGATAATATGGCATATGCAAGAGCAGGGTTTGGAGCATTAGCTGGACAAGGCAGAGCAGGTGATTTACCAGCTTTGTACGTCTATACAACAACTGATGCCCATACAGCAGTAGATGCTTCTGGTTACTTTAATGAACTATCTGACCAACTTTCAGTTGGTGACATGATAATTGTTCATGGAGCAACTGGCGGTACAAGAACAGTTACTATGCACGTTGTCGTATCTAACGCATCTGGTGTCGTAGACATTAGTGACGGTACAACAATCGGAGCAGTTTCTGATTCTGACTAAGTAATATAAAGTTGCCCTGTTTCGGCAGGGCATACTTTTTTAAGGAGATTATATGGCAGCAGGAGATAGCAAGTTAACAATATGCAACGATGCACTTTTGATGCTTGGCGCTTCTGAGATGACTTCATTTACTGAAGGTACAGATTCAGCTAAAATCTGTGATCGTTTATATGATGATTTAAAAAAGTATATTTTATCAATTTACCCTTGGTCATTTGCTAAGGTTAAAGTGCAATTAGCACGTACTACAGATACACCAGTAACAGAATGGAAGTATGTGTATGCGTTGCCAGCAGATATTATTGGCACACCTAAAGCGGTATTTATAGCATCAGATGCTGGTACCTCCCCACAAACTGAGTTTGAGTTATATTATGTTGACCAACCAAGGTTATTGACTGATTACGAAACAGTATATATAGATTATATTACCGATGTTGATGAATCAAGATTTCCAGAATATTTTGTTTACATGTTACGTCACGCATTAGCGGCAGACATAGCAGAACCATTAACAGATCAAATTACTAAAGCTGATTATTTTAGATCTTTAGCTTTTGGCACACCTGCTGAAAATGGCAGAGGTGGTTTATTTAGACAAGCAGCACAAGCAGATTCACAAGGACAAAGGGCGCAAACATTAGGAAACAATAGCTTTGATTTAATAGAGGTACGTTAATGTCAAAAATCATAGCGATACAAAACAGTTTTACATCAGGTGAACTTGATCCAAAATTATTATCTCGTACTGATTTAGAAGCATATGGATCAGGTCTGACAACAGCACTTAATGTTGTAGTATTACCACAAGGTGGTATAAAACGCAGACCTGGACTTAAATTTATTACTGAACTTGGTGGTAGTCCTGAAAACGGTATACGTTTAGTGCCATTTGAATTTAATACATCTGATGCTTATTTGTTAGCGTTTACTCACAATCGCATGTATGTCATTAAAAATGGTGTATTACAAACTAATATTGCAGGCAGCGGCAACAATTATTTAACTACAACTATTACCTCAGCTATGCTAACTAAAATGTGTTGGACTCAAAGTGCAGACACATTAATTACAGTACAAGAAGACATGGCACCTAAAAGAATTACTCGTACTTCTGACACTGCATGGGCTATAGCAGATGTTACATTTGATTTTAATCCACAATATGCACCTAGTTTTACCATTGTTAACACTTCTAGTGCTGGTACATTAACACCTAGTGCAGTGTCAGGTAACATTACATTAACAGCACAACACAATATATTTACTTCAGCTCATGTAGGGCAATATGTCAATGTTATTGGTGGTAGTAGTTTTGGTCGTGCTAGAATTGTAGAACTAACTAGCGCAAGCGTAGTTAAAGCACACGTTGAAATACCATTTTTTAATACAGATGCTATAGATAATGCTAACTGGGAACTAGAAACTGGTTATATTGATACCTTTAGTGGTAGTAAAGGGTTTCCTAGAAGCGCATGTTTTCATCAAGGCAGACTATATTTTGGTGGTAGCAAGTCAAGACCATCAACTATTTTTGCATCTAGGGTTAATGAGTTTTTTAATTTTAATCCAGGGGAAGGCAATGCTGATGATGCTTTTGTAGCAACCTTAGACACTAATCAGTTAAATGCTATTGTTGATATTATTTCAGCTAACTATTTACAAATATTTACTACTGGTGGTGAATTTTATGCACCACAAGAATTTAGTGACCCATTAACGCCAACAAATTTTATTGCTAAATTACAATCAAGTCATGGTAGCAAAGAAAATATACGAGTGCAAAACGTGGCAGGTGGCACGTTGTATATACAAAGACAAGGCAAAGCTCTAAACGAGTTTTTGTATAGTTCAGGTGAAGATGCCTACACCTCAACACAAATTAGTTTGTTATCTAGTCATTTGCTTAATAACCCATCTGACATGTCAATACGTAAAGCAACATCAACAGATGAAGGTGATCGGCTTGCTTTAGTAAATGCAACTGATGGCAGTATGGCAGTTTATACTTTATTAAGAGATCAAAAAATTGTAGCTGCTAGTAAATTTACTACAGATGGTAATTTTTTAAACATAGCAACTGTAGTTGCTGACCAATATGTAGCTGTTAAACGTACTATTAATAGTGCTGATAAATATTATATAGAATTGTTTGATGAAAATTTTACTTTAGATAGTGGAGTATCAGGTGGTGCAGCATCTAGCCATAGCTCAGGACATCTTAATGGTAAAAGTGTAAAAGTTATTGGCGATGGTGTTATGCAAGCTGATGTAACCGCAGGCGCTAGTACAATAACTTTTGCTAGTGCAACGTCTAGTTCATATCAAGCTGGTCTTAATTATACGGTTACTATTAAAACATTACCAATTGAACCTAATATGCAAGGTTATGTTAGTTTGAAAGGATTTAAAAAACGTGTGTTAGAGGTAAACGCATTTTTAGTAGAAACACAAAATTTAACTATTAACAGTAATACTATACCTGTTCGTACTTTAGGCACTGACAATTTAGATGTAGGTATTCCAGAATTTACTGGAACTAAAACCTTACATGGCATATTGGGTTACAGTTTGACTGGACAAATAGAAATTGGACAATCTGCACCTTTAAAATTACACTTACTAGGTATGGATTATAAGGTAAGTACAGGAGCATAATATGGCAACGATTACAGCAGCACAAGCATTAGCAGGATCATCAATTTTACAAGGTTTTACTGCTATGCGTTCTAGTCAAGCACAAGCGGAACAATATCGTGTGCAAGCGCAAGCTGCTAAAATTAAAAGTGATTTTGAAGCTAGACAAAATGATATTGCTAAGAAAAAAGAAGCATTAGAAATAGAAAAAAATCAAATACAAATTTTAAAAGACACTAAACGTCAGATTGCTAATAATATAGCGTTGGGTGCAGCCAGTGGATTTTTAAGAGATAATGTGTTGAACTCTCAAATATTAGAAGAAGGTATAGAAGAATATTTGACAGGGCAAGCCAATCTTAATTTATTAGAAAGTTCTTTTAGTATTATGGGTGAAATGATTGAACGTCAAGGTATAGATGAAGCTGCACAAGCACAAGCCGCAGCTGTTAATACAGAAAATTTAGGCTTAGTACAAGCAGGTGGTTACTTGGCACAAGGTTATTTAAATTACAGAAAATATGATACAGAAACTACAGAAGCATAATGGCGAAACTAGAGAAACAATATAAAGGCACAAGAGGTAGCACAGTAAATTTACCAAACTTATCTGTGTCTACAGCAAGACCATTAGGTGCGGCAACAGCTTCACAAATGTACGATGCTATGACACAAAACATAGGTAAGATGCAGGTATTTTTAGAGGAACGAGCGCAGTCAGCAGCAGTTGAAGCTGGCTTTCAGTATTCTTTATTAAACACGCCTACTGACGAAGAAATTAACAATATGATTCCGACAGCAGAAGATCCTGATAAAAAGGCAGTTTTACCTTTTAAATCAAATTCGATGAATGTTGCAGAACGAACAGCAAGAGCATATATTGGCGAAGAAATACGTTTTAAAGCAGAACAAATAACCACAGAAAGATTACATAAATATTTTACGCAAGATGTTTTTAACAAAAGCGGTAGCGAAAG